CCTAAAAATTTCCCCGGAGGAACTTTTATATTTTGGGTTTCCAATATTGTAATTATATTTTATAGAGGTGGTGTGGCTTAAGATAGCAGAATGCTTTCAGGCTCCTTTCAAAGGGTATGCAAAACTATGGAAAAACTCTCCTTTTTCATACATAAAACCCTTCTTTATATGTCCATAAACCGCATCACTTCTATAAAGTATATTTGCAATAAGTATACAGAAAGGAGTCAATAACTTATGGGCGCTAAAAAAGATAATAAGAAATTGCGTCCTGCCGTTAGTCCAGAAGCAAGAGAAGATCAGCTAATAGCTTTGGCTATGGATAGAGCTGAGGAAATGCTAAGAGATGGCACAGCTAGTTCACAAATTATAACACATTATTTAAAGTTAGGAACTGAAAAAGAAAGACTTGAGACTAAGAAATTAGAAAAAGAAGTTGAATTAGTTACAGCAAAAACCGAAGCACTTCAAGCCCAAAAGAGTTTGGAGGAAACATATACAAAAGCAATAGCTGCTATGAAAAAATATGGTGGACAGGATGTAGATGATGAGGAGAGTATAATCGATGAGTAAATCATATTCTGAGTTAATGGATTTACAGACTTATGACGAACGTTTAAAGTATTTATATTTAAATGGATCTGTCGGATTAGAAACTTTTGGAAATGAGAGATATCTAAATCAATTATTATATAGATCTCCAGAATGGAAACGAGTAAGAGATCAAGTAATAATGAGAGATCAGGGATTTGATTTAGGTGTGGAGGATGTTTTAATAGATGGACCCATATATGTTCATCATATAAACCCAATAACTCCAGAAGATATTTTGGAACGTAGAGAAAACATATTTGATATGAATAATCTTATATCAATGTCTAGAGAATCTCACGACGCAATACATTATGGCAGAAAATCTAAAGTAATGGATAATGATTATATTGAGAGAAAGCCAAACGATACGAGGTTATGGTAATATGGAAGAAAGTATTTTACTAACAATTAAAGATATGCTTGGTATAGAACCTGGTTATAAACACTTTGATCAAACATTAATCGTATTTATAAATATGGCTTTAAATGTCTTGAATCAATTGGGTGTAGGACCAGATGAGACTTTGGAAATAATTGACGAAAATGACATATGGAGTGATTTAACAGATGACGATACCAATTTAGCAATGTGTAAGCAATTTATATTTCTTAAAGTTAAATTGGGTTTTGACCCACCATTAAATTCATCACTAATACAGATGTATGAACGTCAATTAAATGAATTAGCATGGAGATTAAACGTGGAGGTAGATCATGAGTAAAAACAAAAAACCAAATAGACAAATTATAGAGGTTGATATGGATGATAAGATTAAAAAATCAAAACTCATAGATTCGCAAGAATCTTCAGATGAAATATTGGAAGAAATGGACAGCAACAAAGAAGAAATAAAAGATGAAGATCCCATTACACTTGAGACTAGAAAAACAACATGCCTAGTTAATATGAGAAAAGAGCCATCTAAATCTAGCGAGGTATTAAAAGTCCTAAAAAAAGATACAAAGCTTGAAGGTGGAGAATGGGACGATGAATGGTTTAGAATATTATTTGTTGTTGAGGAAATGGCACCTGGAGTTACCAAGAGGGTTCCAGTAGATGCTTATATCATGACCGAATTTCTTGAATTTGTAGATAAGGAGTAGTCAACATGGAATATTACTTACAACAAGAGGAAGAGATATAGTGGCCAATGTCGGATCTAACATATTATCCAAAAATATTTATAATATACCATATAGTAAATTAAAGATGGCATAAATAGGAGAGAATAAATGTTATCTAATACAGCAATTCCAAGATATTATGGCGAGTTTAGAGAGCAAGTCATAAATGGAGAAATACCAGTATGCAAAGAAATATCTATGCAAATGAATCGTATAGATGAAAAGATAAATGATCCAAGATTCTATTATGATGATAAAGCCATAGACGGTTTCATTGCATTTTGTGAAGACGAATTAACATTAACAGATGGTAGCGATTTACATTTATTAGATACATTTAAATTATGGGCCGAGGATTTATTTGCTTGGTTTTATTATATAGAAAAGAGCATTTATGTACCAGGTTCGAATGGAAAAGAAGGTCACTATGAAAATCGTATAATTAAGAAAAGGCTAACAAATAAGCAGTTCCTTATCATACCAAGAGGTGCGGCTAAATCAATGTATGCTTCTTGTATACAAAACTTTGGTTTGAATGTTGACACATCAACTACATATCAAGTGACTACAGCTCCGACTATGAAACAGGCGGAAGAAGTCATGTCTCCGATAAGAACCGCAATAACTAGGCATAGAGGACCACTATTTCAATTTTTAACAGAAGGTTCTATAAATAATACAACCGGTTCTAAAGTTAATAGAGTAAAATTAACATCTACTAAAAAAGGAGTCGAAAATTTTCTTACTGGATCGCTTTTAGAAGTAAGACCCATGTCCATAGATAGTTTACAGGGCTTAAGAAACAAATACTCGACAGCTGATGAATGGCTTTCTTGTGATATTCGAGAAGATGTTATAGGTACTCTAGAACAAGGAGCTAGTAAGATAGACGATTATATAATAGTGGCCACAAGTTCTGAAGGTACTATTAGAAATGGCCCTGGAGATACTATTAAGTTGGAGTTAATGGATATCTTAAAGGGCGAATACCAAAACCCTCACGTGTCTATATGGTATTACAAATTAGATGACGTTGAAGAAGTTGGTATGCCTGAGATGTGGCCTAAGGCCAATCCCAATTTAGGAAAAACCGTTACATATGAAACTTATCAAACTGATGTAGAAAGAGCGGAAAAAGCTCCAGCTTCTAGAAATGACATATTAGCTAAAAGATTTAATCTTCCTATGGAAGGATATACATATTACTTTACATATGAAGAGACATTACCACATAGAAAGAGACAATACGCTAAGATGCCATGCGCTATGGGTGCCGATATGTCGCAAGGTGACGATTTCTGTGCATTTACTTTCTTATTTCCGTTACCAAGAGAAGAATATGGTATAAAAACCAGAGCATACATTACAGAAACGACATTAAATAAATTACCATTAGCCCTAAGACAAAAATATCAAGATTTTATAGATGAAGGATCACTCATGATAATGCCTGGTACAGTGCTAGATATGATGAAAGTATATGATGACTTAGAAATATTTATAAATGAGCAGCAATATGAGGTCATGTGTGTCGGATATGATCCGTATAATGCTACAGAATTTATGCAAAGATGGGAAATGGAGAACGGATCGTATGGTAACATTGTTGTTAGACAAGGATTTAAAACGGAATCGGTTCCTCTTGGAGAGTTAAAGACCCTTGCCGAAGAACGAATGTTATTATTTGATGAAGAGCTTATGTCATTTACAATGGGCAATTGCATAACATTAGAAGATACTAATGGTAACAGAAAGCTCTTTAAATTGAGACGAGAAGAAAAGATAGATAGTGTAGCAGCTATGATGGATGCATACGTATCATACAAATTAAACAAAGATATGTTTGAGTAAAGAGGTGACTAACATGGAATATTATTTACAACACCACGGCGTTAAAGGAATGAAATGGGGGCACAGAAAAGCCGATTACAGAATAGGAAAAAATTTAATACGACAATACAATAAGTTACAAAAAAAAGCCGGAGATTCTAAAAATTATTCAGAAGAATATGCTGATAAAAGATTATTTAAAGGCCTATATACCGATGCTGCTAAAGCCCAATCTATCCAGTCAGATATATATAGAAAACAGAGTAAAGTAATATCTGCCCAATTAAGAAAGATGAAAATTTCAACACTAAAGAAAACTTATAACAGAACCACTATTACTGAATTTATGGCTAATGGCACATGGGCGTACGTTAAATTTAGAAAAACCCCTATTAATAAATTAAAAATAGATAAAAAGGCGTATAAAAGAGAAAAAATGAGATATAAAAACGGGAGTAACTAACATGGAATATTACTTGCAACACCACGGTGTAAAAGGCCAAAAGTGGGGTGTTAGAAGGAGATTTAAAAATTATTTAGCCCGACGAAGAAATGCCAAGAAGCGAGATATTGTTCGCAGGGGCGATATAAATTATATCAAAAAACATCCCGAAAAGTTTACAGATAAACAAATCGAAGCTGCTAGAAATAGAAAGTCAGCATTATTAACCCTTCCCACCGGAAGTAAAGCGGCGGATAAGATAAACTCTTTTAATAATAAGTTACAAAGCGGCAAGTCTAATGATAAACAAAAGAAGACATTTGATCAAAAGATTCAAACGGCTTCTAATGTTGTTGGTCTGGTAACAAAGATGATTGAGGGATATAATAAAGCATATCCAATTATTCAAAGATCTAGAGATAAAAAGAAAAATGCTTTTCTTGAAGAAGCTCAAAAATTGATAAATAAACAGGATAAGGAAGGCTTTGCAAAAATAATGGATGATGTCCCCCTTTCAATGGTTCAAGAATTTAATAAAAGAAGAGATGAGAATATTGATTTTGCTTTTGATGGAAAAAGAAAAAATAATTAACGATACAGGAGAACTATCAAAATGGGTATAATAGATAGACTACAGCATGCATGGAATGCTTTTATGAATCGTGATCCAACACCTAATGGTATATATCTTGGCATGCCATCTAGTTATAATCCATCAAGGATACATTTAACAGGTGGGAATGAACGTACGATATTGTCTAGTATAATAACTAGAATAGCTATGGATGCAGCAGCGATAGATATTTGTCATGTAAAAACCGATAGCGAAGGACGTCTTGAAGACATAATAGACGATGAATTAAATAGATGTTTTACATTAGAGGCCAATCTCGATCAAACATCTAGAGCTTTTTGGCAAGATGTATATACGTCTTTATTGGATGAAGGATGTATCTGCATATTTCCAGTTGATCTAACAGTAAGTCCTAAAAATACAGATTCGTACAAGATAAACACAATGCGAGTAGGTAAAGTGACTCAATGGTATCCAAAACATGTTACCGTTGATGTTTATGATGAAAATACTGGAAGACATAGAGAGATAACAGTTCCAAAGAAATTCGTTTCTATTATAGAAAATCCAATGTCCCCAATCATGAATGAGCCAAATTCAATATTTAAGCGATTATCTAGAAAATTAGCATTACTGGATAGAGTAGATGAGGCCCAAGCATCCAAAAAGCTTAATATAATCGTTCAACTTCCATATCCCCTTAAAGGAGAATTAAATCAACAACGGGCGAAACAAAGGTTGAAGGACATAGAAGAGCAATTACAAAATAGTGATCGAGGTATAGCATATATTGACGCAACAGAAAAAGTAGTTCAATTAAATAGACCAATAGAAAATCAATTGTTGGAACAGATCGAGTATCTTACAAAGCAATTATACAATGCTTTAAGTATGGATGAGTCTATCTTAAATCACACGGCTACAGAATCGGCTATGAATAGCTACCAAACAAGGATAATAGAACCACTTGTCTCTGCTGTAGTATGCGAAATGAGAAGAAAGTTCCTAACAAAGACTGCTATATCGCAGCATCATTCAATAATGTTCTTTAGAGATCCATTTAAGCTCATACCTGTTACTCAAGTTGCAGATATTTCTGATAAATTATCTAGAAATGAGATCTTATCTGCTAATGAGATACGTCAAAGCCTTGGACGTAGACCAAGTAAAGATCCACATGCTGATGAATTGCATAATAGTAATATGCCTCGGTATGATGATAGTGGAGTGGCTGGTGATGTGGCAAGTTCTGGAGAATCATTAGAAGATTTTTTAAATAAGCCACTCTCAGAAATATAGAATAAAATAGGAGGAAATGCAAGAATGAAAGTAAAATACGATTTTACCGGTTGGGCAACAAAAAATAATATAAGATGCTCTGATGGTAGAACAATATTGAAAGACGCTTTCAAAGAATGTAATGGACAAAAGGTCCCATTAGTATGGAATCATACATATAACGATCCGGAAAATGTATTAGGCCATGCTTTATTAGAAAATCGAGAAGATGGGGTTTATGCCTATTGCACTTTCAATGAATCTGAAAGCGGACAAAATGCCAAACTCTTAGTAAAACATGGTGATATTGAATCGCTATCTATATATGCCAATAAATTGGTACAAGATAGCCATAAAAATGTATCTCATGGTGTTATTAGAGAACTAAGTTTGGTATTAGCTGGCGCCAATCCAGGAGCAACAATAGAAAATGTTATGCAACATGGCGAAGAGATGGAAGACGCCGCTATTATTAGTATGAACGAGTTCCTTACAGATGATAATCTAATTCATGGCGAGGTTGATTTAGATGAAGAAGATTCTCAAGAAGAAAAGCAAGGCTCGGAGAATCAAGATAATGAAAAAGAAGAAAACAACGCCGATGTGAAAAACGAGGATGATAAGGAATTACAACATGCCGATGGGGATAATGATGAAAGGACCGCCGGTGATGTCCTCGACACACTAAATGAGGAACAGATGGCTGTTGTAGAAGCACTTGTTGCCATGGCCGTTGCTAATGCAACAGACCAATCGAATGACGAAAAGGAGGATGGAAAAGAGATGAAGCAAAACGCATTCGACAGATTTAAAGAAGATGATCAAAATGAACAGGTATTAATCCACGATGCATTAAATCATATCCTGGAAGATGCCGAAGATTGTGGAACATTACAGAAGAGCTATATCAAGCACGCTGCAGAATATGGTATTGAAGGTCTTGATCTACTCAATCCTGATTATGAGGAGCTTAATAAGACACCTTATGTTCTTAACACACAACCTACAGGTTGGATTAATACAGTAATTGGTGGTGTACATAATACGCCTTTCGCTAAGGTTCGTATGACATTTGCTGATATCACTGGCGACGAAGCTAGAGCCAGAGGTTATATCA